CTTAATGGACGATCACTATCGTCTGGACCAGTTGGTAGATATGAACTTGGTACACGTAATCCACGTGCTAATCTGTTGTTGAAGTAACGCAAGTCATCGATCTCACCTAGATTCTGTCCACCGGGCATGACTTCAACACTACTTCCACGACCGTCGGCAGTGACTGGAAAGAAGTAATCTTCATTCATACTCAATGGATTATATGAAGCATCAACAATACTTGAACCACCATATACGCTAGGAATTCTACGTTGATGTATTTCATTTTTGATACGTTCAACAAATGCCATAGCCAAATGACTCGGCATGTTACCAACGTCAATCTTGAACAATCTACGTTCAGGAGCACGTTGTACACGATAGATAAGAACAGCATCTTCAAGCAATTCTTTTTGCTTGTAAACTTTGAAAATATTTTCTAATATACTCTGACCAAAAGGCCAGAAACGGTCAAGACCTTCTGTCAGGCTAAGATGTACTATGTGTTTCGCATCGATAGCGGCTTCGCTCTGACCTAATGTAAAACGGCTACCTGATGTATTATATGGCATAGCAGGAACAGTGTAAGGAGTATTTGTTCCGCCCCCACTACCGCCTAAACCAGTTGCTGGATTTGCGGCAAAATCTGTATTTGTTTTTTGTGCTACAGATAAATTCTGTAAATTGATGTTCAAGTCTTTGATAACATACTGCTCAGGTTTCTTACCTTCACTTTCGTTAACAATAACTTTAATAACTTTAACCATATCAACCCAGTATAACTTAAAGTTTTCTGGGTCACGTACAAACACTTGATCACCGTATTTTACAGTGTTACGAAATATCTTAAACAATCTCTGATCAAACTGATTTAGTTTGCACCATTGCTGTAACTGCTGTTTTAATATATTAACTTCATGAGGAGTAGGCTCTTCGCTAAAATTTATATTGAATGGAGTTCCATTATGTTCATTCTTTTGTGTGCTGAACTCAGCAAGAATATCTAAACATGCATTGATTTCAGCATCGACATCCATCATTTCATATTGATTATAACGTTCAATCCTATTAGGGTGCCCTGTGTAAACTTCAGGCAGTCTACTCATGTAATTGCGGTATCCCCAATCAGCATTATTGTAGCCGTCATTGGACCCGTTGCCGGAATTCCATGCACCGGCATTGCTGTTTATACCTGATATCGGGCTAGTGACGCCGGATTTGTTTAAGAATCGTTTAGTGTATGGCATTATCTAGTATTTAGTATCAGGCTTTACTATATTTCAATATCTTACTCTGTGTATTGTTGCTAGAGTCAAGTTTATCAATCACAGCATCTAGTTTGGTTGCCATCATATCCATCATTGATTGATTTATGCTAGCAAGTTCTTTGAATATTTCTGGATCGTTACTTCCTACTGCGGCTGCTTTGTCTTGTAATTGTGCTTGTATTTCTGTATTAGTTTTCTTACCCAATTCTGCTAAGAAACTGTTAGGGTCTAGTGGCACGATCATCTCATTACCGTGCAACGTTGCTGGATACCCAGTTTCTGGACCCATTGCTAGTCCGCCTGCATCAGCACTAACTTTTGTTGGTATTTTACCTGATCGCAATGCTTCTGCAAGAGTCTTTCCTTCAGTAGCCTGTTTATGACTTGACGTTTCACCGTGACCATATACCATGGACGCGCCGAATTTTGACATCAAACTTTTACCTAAATCAAATCCTGATTTTAATTGTGCTGTGCTTACGTCAGAGTCGTCTTTTGCTACTAAAGAAATACTTACAGAGTTACTATTAGTAAGTCCAGGTTGCTTATCAGTTTTTCCTGCATGCCATGCTTTTTGATCTCCAGGAACAAATTCTGTGACAGAACCATCTTGATCAACCATGTAATGGTAACCTAGACCTCTAGCCTTTAGTGTTGATATAGCACTTTGTAATCCTCTACCACCTGTATGGTGAACTATGATACCATCTGTCTTTTTTCTAGGTCCTTTTGCCGCATCTCCTGCATCAGCCGAAGCCATTTTTACTTCGGCTGCAGGGGCGCCGCCTCCGCCGCCTGCTTTTCCTTCAACGTCATCAGATGGTGGTTTTGCAGAATCTTTTGATCCGCCACCTAATAATTTAGAAGTATATCCAGAAACCATGTCCATGAATCCACTGCCGGATGACGATGAGGACACACTTACTCCTCCACCACCGCCACCTGCAGCCGCGGCTGATTTGCTACCGCCACCGCCACCACCGCCACCACCGCCACCTGCAGCCGCGGCTGGTTTGCTACCGCCACCGCCACCACCGCCATCACTTGCTTTAGCAGGGCTTGCGGATGTAGCAGGTGCGCCAGCACCACCTGATTTAGCCATTCCCAATGCAGATGTATAGGCTGCGAATGCTTGTCCTAATTTTAGTGCTTTGTCTGGATCGACATCAAGTTTAGTAAACTTGACAAATTTACCCATGACATCATCGCCGCCAAACATTTTGACGATGCCACCAACAATATTATCTGCGGCATTCTTTAATTCACCGCCGCCTTTAAATTCTGATAGTGCTTGACTGAAGTATACAAATGCTTGTGCATTATTTTTAACGTTATTAGGATCGCCTATGTTTATCTTACTAAATTTTGAAAACTTAGTAAAGGCAGCATCATTATCACCGCCTATAAATGAAACTACATTAGACCTTATTGCGCTTGCTATACTAGTATCAGCACCGCCTTTATATTTTGACATTGCTTCATTAAATGTTGTAAACGCTTCTGCATTTTCTTTAACCTTTTTAGCATCAATATTAAGTTGACTAAATTCTTGTAATTTGTCAATAGGTGTAGCACCACCAAAGAATTTAGTAATGCCTTCAGACATATTGCCTATTATGCCCCCGATGCCAGCGGCTGCGCCACCGGCACCGAATACTGCCATGCCTTTACCAATTTCGTATATACCTTCACCGGTAGCTTTTAATTTCGTTCCGTCAAGTTTAGTAAATGACTCTAAACCTTCACTCAATGTAGGCAATGCTTTGCCCATGATCCATGTAGCACCTGCAAGACCTGCACCTACTGCGGCTATTGCTACACCAAACCCTGCGGCACCTAACGCTACTTTAGGATTTGCGAATGCAGCCAAACCTTTAGCCGCACCTTCAAGCATATTACCGCCGCCTTGTCCTAATCCTTGAACTATACTACCTGCTTTCCCCCCACCTGCGCCACCTGCCGCAGGCGAAACCACTCCGCCGGTACCAGGCAACCCTCCACCAGCGCCGCCTCCAAACATACCCATGGCTTTATTCATCATGCCGCCACCGTCACCGGTAGACAACATGCCTCGTTTAGCCATAACACCCAATGCTATCGCAGCCGCTCCGGCTGCGGCTGTTAATCCTATCAATCCTAATTTAAATGGGTTAAGTGCAGTGACTAAATCTTCTACTGCGCCGGTGGCTTTTATATTAGCCTCTTGCAATTTTGCTCTTGCATCTGCTTCAGGATCTTTACCTTCTTTACCTGCCGCCTCACGTCTTGCTTTTTGTGCTTTGGCTTCTTCTTCGCCGTTGACGCCCATCTTATTACTGATTTGCGCTAATTCTTCAGCAGTACCGGTAAAGTATCTGTTAGAGATTTCTTCACTGATAGCCATCTGACGACCAGATGACTCTACACGATCTCCAAACTTCTTAACATATTCATCTTGTAATTTTTGTGCGGCTACAGTAGCATCACCGCCTTCTTTGACAGTTTTCTGATATTCTTGTACTGCTTCAGTCATGCCAAGCATTGACAATTGCTGTGCATTTTTACCGGTGATGGCACCGGTAGTCATCAATTCACGTACACCATCTTGCAATGCTTTGGGTTGCCCAGCCAATGCTGTCATTGCATCATTACGGCCTTTTATTTCTTTTTCTAATGCTTTTGCACCTGCTTCATCACCGGAGGCTCTTAATCTATTAGCCTTCAACTGATCTTGCATATTAATAATTTGCATCTGACGATGCATCAACTGTTCTTTTTGCTGTTCTTTTAATGTCTTGACATCTTTACCAGTAAGTGCAGCCAAATCTAACAATTGAGTTTGATAATCTATACTTGCTCTTCTTAGTTTGTCTCTATCACCTAATTCATTTCTGATAGAACGTCCCGAACTTGCTTGCATCTGTAAGTAATCAGCAGTGCCTTGCATCATCTCTTCTTGGTTTATACCAAGACGACTCATCATCTTACGTTCTTCGTCGGTAGCCTTGATTAACTGTGCAAATTCTTTTTGTGCGGCACCTGCACTAGTGCCCAATCCCATGACGCTTGAACCCATGCCTTGCAAGGGTTTGATCATGCGTCCTATTGTTTCAGCATTAAGATCGGCTTCGCGAGCCATCTTTTGTATAGAGTCAGTAGTGTGCGCGCCGGCACCACCTAATTTATTAAGTTGATCCTTACCTTCCAAATATGCTTGACTTATCTTTAGATTGGCTTCCATCAGCATAGTGAAGCCTTTGACAAGTCCACCTAAGATCGTACCTAACGGGCCAAATGCTCTGCCTAAACTTAGTGCGGCATCGCCTGCGCTACTTAGAGCATCATTAAAATTAGTGAGTTTTACATTGGTATCCAGTATACCTTTACCAAAAGATCCTAAGGCATTTTTAGCATCATCAGAGGCTTTCTTCATGTACATCTCTGATTCTGCTAATTTTTTCTGCGCTTCTATTCTGGCTAGTTCTGCCTCTGTAAGTCCTTTCGCACTTCTAGATAGTCCATCTAATGCTTTATTAGTCTGTGAAGTCTGATCAGATTGCGCTTTCTGACTTCTAGTTGCGTTAACTGCAACTCCTGAAAAAGTAGCCATGTTGGTAGACAGGTCTTGCATAGTCCTGTTCAAATTGCTTATAGCATCATTCAGTTCATCTATGTTTATGTCTGCCATATCTCTACTTTTTTCTGGTGGGTTTTTGTGTCAATAAATACACTTGTATTTATAATTGGAAAACCAATCAGATTTTAACGAGGACAAAACATGGACAACAACCCACTAAGACAGTATTTCCGTAGACCAGCAGTACATTTTAAACTACCTAGCGGGGGCAAAGGATACTCACCCGGGGTATTAGATATGCCACCTAACGGTGAGATTCCAGTTTATCCTATGACTGCTATCGATGAGATCACTGTAAGAACTCCTGACGCATTGTTCAACGGCGCGGCTGTTGTAGACTTGATCAAGAGTTGCGTACCAAGTATTAAAGATCCATGGCAAATTAATTCAAACGATTTAGATGCTGTATTGATTGCTATCAGAGCCGCAGGTGGACAACAGCAATTAGAGATCAGCACACAGTGCCCTAAATGTCAGAATGAATCTACTTATGGCTTGAACCTTGTAGCCGTACTATCACAATTAAAGCACGGCGACTATGATACTGAATTAAAAGTAAATGATCTGAAAATAAAATTTAGACCTCTTTCTTATAAAGAAATGAATGAGGCCGGGTTAGAGCAATTTAAGATACAAAAGGCTTATGGCGACTTAGATAAGATAGAGAATGATGATGACCGTAACAAAAAGACACAGGAAGCAGTACGTGTAATTACGGAAACTACAATGAAAATCATTTCAACAACTGTTGAATATATCGATACGCCCACTACTAGAGTTGAAGAAAAACAATTTATTGATGATTTCTTGCATAATTGCGATGGAAGTGTTTATATTGCTATACGTGATTATAATTCCCAACTCAAGGCCAGCACAGAATTAAAACCCTTAGACATCAAGTGTGACAACTGCACACACGAATACGTTCAGCCTTTCACGTTGAACGCCAGCGATTTTTTCGGCTGAAACTTCTTACTGCTAGCCCTGAAGCCGTACAGAAGTATATTGAAAGTTTAGAAAAAGAAACAGAGGGCATACGTAAGGCAGCACTCACCTTGGCTTGGTATATGAGAGGTGGTGCTACTTATGAGGATGTCCTTAACATGTCTACTTTTGAACGTGAATCCATAAGCAAACTAGTTGAAGAACATATGGAAATCACAAAGAAGACACAACTTCCATTTTTCTAATATACAAATCTTTTAATCTTTATCTGGGAAGACAAACTTCGTTTGTCTAAGTCTTCGCTTTCGCTCAGACTTATTATTTTTCTTAATCTTTTTATTAAGGGAATCATATTGCCGCCTTAGAGTCCATGGTAGTGCTATTCAGCACCACCATTGGAAAAAGCACATTGCCATGCCCTATCACCCATGTCGTCTGTTCCCCGACATACTAGCCCTATCGCTGTATATCGCCACCGGTTGCCCTATAAAGTTTATGGGACTGTAGTGAGATACTGTTACATATCTCGGCAACGCATGTTCTATAATCGCAAGACAAAGTAGATTATAGACTCATTGAGGGTTCGCAAACCTGTCGATTGCCCTCTCGGTATTCCGTAGATGTTACTCTACGCTTACTCCAGAATCTGACGGCACAGCACTATCTGTACAATCTCAAGGAGGGTCGAGCACCTCGACCAAACAAATTGTTTTAAACGCTAATTGATGTATCTATGATTAGATTTGAGTTGGTCTCTGCTTTACCGGAACAATATGATTTAAGTAGGTCTTTGTTTAATCTGAAAAAATGTTCGAACTCTATGATGAGCCAATCTTTGTGTTTTGATGATGTGTAATATAAAAAGTTGTCTGTGACCCAGGTCACAGTAGTTTGCACTGCTACGAACTTACCTTTTCTGTTGAACTTCATGAATAACACATTGATGTCATCAGATTCGGCAACGTCCATCATTTGATCTATCCAACCATCTAATACTTTGCAAGAACCTGCAAGCACTAGATGAAAAGGAAAATCAGCATAACTTTTACATTCTGCGTTGAGTTTAGAGAAACTTTCTCCCGGGACTATATCTCCCTTGAAACTACGTATCTGCCCTTCATGTAAGAATTGTGTTCTTACTTGATTTTTCCCACCTACGTAGGCTCCCGATCCCGGGGCGCGAATAAAACTCTCATTGTATAATTGTGAAAGGTAATTTGCAACTTCGCGTTCATAACTATTACCTTTGGCTTTCTGTGGACTAGGCATGTTTATATGTATTCTCTCACCACTCAGTGGCATAATTTTTATCGACATATTTGGATGCACACTTAGTAGAACACTCATAACTGCCGTTCATAAAATCTTTATTCCAAAAACTGTCACTGACCACAATCGATAATAGGTTCTCATGCAAGTTATATTTCTTTCCTAACTTGCCCCAATGATCGTTGTGACCATATCTGTTGGCTACCCAACAGCAAGGATAAAACTCTCCCCTGCTATTGATGAATAATCCCTTATTTCCTATATGACATATAGGCGTGATACTATCTATCGTTTTAACCTGTGCTAACAATTCGTTGTTTTTGTTTTTCCATTGTTCAGGAACAGGTCTACTATTAAAATACCATAATCTACGTTCAAATCTATGGCTAGTGCTGATCAAGTCTTTTCTAGTAGGCTCTAGTATATCATCTTTACCATAATGCTCATACTTGCTACCGAACTTTGTGCTTTTAGTCAACTGAAAACTATCAAAACCTAACTTCTTAGCCAGGCTTTTCATATATTCTATTCGTTGTTCATTGAACCTAAATCCAATACAGTCCCATAACATATAGACTTCGCTGTTAGCGCGAATCGTGTTCACACCGATCATGATGCTATCCCAATCACTATTCACACGATATTGTTCGTTACTATCTTGATCCCAACCATCTAGGCTGAAATGTATCTGATCAACATTGTTCAATGTCTGTGCTAACTCTAGCCACCACTCTTGTTTCTTATAACTACCATTGGTCACTATAATGATGCTGACATTCTTGACGGACTTGATATACTTGATAACATCTATCAATTCATGCGCATAGATAGGATCACCGTCATCACCGCAGAAAGTTATTTTTTCTACGTTTTTAGAAATAAACTCTGGAGTGAAATTTCTTTTAAAGAATTCTAAATCTAGTTCGGTGTTAATCAAACTATCAGGCACTTCGGTACGTGCGCAACGAGGACAGCGTAATGTACACTTACTGCTGATTTCAATGTGCCAGTGCCAAAGTGCTAGACTCATGCCATGTCTCGGCTAGTGCTGTATGTAGTAAAGCCATTCTCTTTAATAACTTTGAGTACGCTAGGCACACGCCCTGCTAACTCTTCTCGGTGCGATACTAACCACACACTCTTATTACGATTGCGGCTCATGTCTTTCAAGATAGCCATGCTGTTCTCAACACCTATGCTATCCATACCACTATCAATCAATTCATCGATGAACAATGTATTGATCGGGCTGTATAGGCTTTCCCATACATCACGGAACGCAAACGATAGACCTAATATCAGTCGATTGCGTTCGCCGCGAGAAAGATTATCGAAATCTAATTCACGACCCAACTCTGTGATTTGAACAGAAAGATCGTTTAAGAAAATCACTTGATGAGGTAATCCGATCTTGTCAAGGTAGTGGGTGAGCCTTGCGTTGAGGTAACTTAGATTTTGATCGATAATCTTCTTGCGGACGAAACTATCTTTGCTTGTCAATAGATCAAGCAGGAACTTTTGATGATCATGAATTCGTGACAACTCATTAATCTTATCAAAATTTATTTCTTGTAATGCTTGATTTTCCATCTCACTGATTTGATCGGTGTATGGGTTTAACTCTTTGTCTTTCTCATCTATCTTTGATACTAATGCATCCACTAGGCTACGATGTTGAAATGCTTCTTGCTCGGTATCATAATATAGTTTCGGTTGCTTGCCGACAGGACCCAATTCATCTTTAGCAGATTTTAATTGCTCAAGTAAGTCATTGAATTCCTTGATGTTTCTCTCATTCTCTTTCTTACTCTTTTCTTTTTCTTTTGTTACTTTGGCGTGCTTTTCATCGTGGAAGTCTTGACCACAAGTATGACACTTGTGTTCTTTCAACTGCGCTAGTTCCTTTTCCACTTTCTTTAATGATTTTTCTTCTTTATCTAAATCATCTTGGGTTCGGGAAATAGTCTTGTCTAAGTCAGCGATATCTTTTTTCTTTTGGTTGTACGCAGCCAAATCCTTATGACCCTGTAACTCTTTATCGATATCTAACTTTTGCAAATCTTCGAGGTCATCTTTGAGTTTCTTTAGATCCTCATCATGCTTAGTATCCCATAGTTTTGCTCTACGCTTTAGATTATCGATCTGTTCTTGTATGCGCTTGTTGGCTTCTTCAACAGCCTTGACTTTATATTCTTCTTCAGTGATACTATCTTTGGTATTCTTGATCAATGTCTTGATCAACTCAGCCTTCTCACTCAATAATGTGATACCCAATAACTGTTCGATGATATTGCGCTGATCGTTAGCCTTCATGGCTAAAAATGGTTCGCTGTATGTGTTCAACGCAACTGTTTGCTTGAACATATCAGGAGTCATACCGATAGCACGTTCTATGTGTTCTTGTGTTTCTTTGTTCTCGCCCTGAGCGTCATTCTGTGTTTCTTCTTCTTTATTATCTACATAAAACTTGAGTACGTTCGGCTTACGACCGCGTTCAATCTTATAATCGATTCCGCTCACACTAAACTCTAATGTGACCATCATGCCTTTACCGTTTGTACGATTGACTAGATTATCTTTTCTAATCTGGTTGATCGGTGTACCGAATAATGCATAACTCAAGCCTTGAATGAGTGTGGTCTTACCAGTACCATTTCTAGCACCGTCACCACCAAGATCAAGGTTCTCACCCAAGATCAATGTGAGTTCTTTGCTATCAAAGTCTACCGCTTGTGTGACAGCACCAATGGATAAAAAGTTTCTTAATGTTATGTTTTTTAATTTAATCATTGTTTTTTCCAGTGTGATAGATCGCGTTTTAGTTTATCTTCTATCGCAGATATGTTCTCATTAATATACTTGATCGTGCTTGTATTGTCAAACACTAAGGGATCTTTCTTGTCCGTTACAAACACTCTGTTCATTTTTGCGTGATATAAAGGTTTTATCCCTATGTGTTCACAAATATCAAATATATATTTTTCAGGATTGTCTACCATATCATCGTAAAACATATACTTGATATCTATCTTGCAAGATTTCCAATAATCAAAAATTCTTTTGTAATCTACATAACGCTTGACTGCATCACTATCCATATCAGTGTATGAATTCTTTACAGCACAATATTTTGGATCATGGTTGCATAACATATTGTACATAGAATCTAATATCTCATATGGATTTCTTAAACTCATTGTGATATGTGTAGTGTGTTCGTGGATTCTTTCTGGGCTAGTGAAGTCATTTGCATCATGAAAAAGTTGAGTGTCAAGATTTACTGTGATATCAAACTTTTCATAACGCTTCTTGTAATCCTCTAGATTATTCCCTCTAAATTCTTTAAGGTGCTGTCGCATCTTACCATCGATCTGATGGTGACGCATCAATTGTAACCATAACCAATTTGTACCTGTTTTCGGTAATCCTATATTTCTATAGTGAATCTTTTTCATAGATTCCTATAGATGTTAAGCAATATTTTCTGAGTGTTATGTTTTTCAGTAAAATCATTAATGCTTCCAGTGTGATAAATCACGATTTAATTTTTCTTCTATTAAGTCGATCCCTTCATTAATATATTTGATAATCATGGGATTGTCAAATGTTAATGGACTATTGATCTCTGTTTTAAATTTATATCCGATATCTTTATAGTACCTTTTTAATCCTATGTGATCACATATATCATAGAAAAAATTCTCAGGATCAGATTTAAGATCATCATATGCTAGATATTTGACAGGAATCTTGCAAGATTCCCAATCATCGAATATTTTTTTCATATTTGAATAAGTTTTATAACATTTTTCAATATGCTGTTCCGGAGTCAGTTTAAAATTGATGTTCCTATTCTTATCCATGTTGAACATACTGTTTATGATTTCGTATGGACTACGCAATATCATAGTAACGTGAGTAGTATGTTCATGTATCTTTAATGGTGTTATATAATGATCTTTTGGAAATGACCCATCGTAAGCGTGAACATCCATGTTTACAGAGATATCGTATTTCTCGTATATTTTTTTATAAGACTCAATACTATTTCCTCTGTATTCTTTAAACATTACATCTAACTTACAATCTACTAATGGGTGTTTCATCAACTGAACCCACAACCAATTTGTACCGGTCTTAGGAAAACCAATATTACGATAATGTATCTTTTTCATAGATTTCTATAAATGTCTAGCAATAATTTTTGATCGTAGAACTGACTTTCGATATTGCTAATCTGATCCATGATGATCTGATCTACGCTTTCAAACTTTATCTCACCCGGAGCAAGATCAAGTTGGTGTTGTTCTAACTTCATGGGTATCAGTGCCATTTCACGTAATTGATGCTTAGGAATCAATTCTTCTTTGATGAAATTGGCTTCTTCATAACTGATATCGATATCTAAGTGTACTCTGACATTGCTACGAGGTAATAATAGTCCTTGAGGATTGTCAAGTATCTCGCTTAACTTATACACACGGAAAACAGGTTGTTTAGGCCATGCTTTGAATATTGGGTCTTGGCCCCATTCAAGTATCATCATACCACGCTGATCATCACCTGCATCAGCATAGTTATGTGGGAAAGCATTTCCTATATACCAAATGTTTTTACGTGCCTGGCGCTTATGAAAGTGGCCGCTAAACACAGTTTCAAATTGTTGAACATGTGTATCGTTGACTTCACCTACGTCTGGCATCTCGACCATAGCGTTCATATAGAAGTGCGGTAACTCAAGATGGCTGAACAAATACTTACCTCTGAGTTTTGCCAACTTCTTGTAATCATCACCCACTAGCCAAGGCGCGATAACAACATCACCTTCACTAAACCAATCATTTACGATTGTGACGTTGGGTAAATGTCTGGCCCACTCTACGCTGTGAATATCTCTGCGGTCACGATAATAAAGATCGTGATTGCCCGGAATAAAATACACACGATCAAATGCATCATTGAGCCTCTCTAAGGCTCTTAATCCATATTGCATGGTATGTATATTAATGCTTGCGCGATGGTGATTGTAATCACCTAAGAAAATGCAAGTCTCGCAACCCTCTTGTTTTGCAGTCTGTATAAACCAATCGACAAAGTCCGAACAGTCTTGATTATGTTCAAGACTGTTGCTCTTAAGACCAAAATGTATATCAGTAAAACATGCTGCCTTTTTAAATAAATTAGACATCAAGATATTTTATATAACTCTTTGTATTTGTTCAAGTTTTATGGTTACTCTTCGTAACTATCTAGTTTCATGCCGGACATTTGTCTAGAATAACTTGGGTTCAACCCATTCATCTCAAGAATGTCATCACGAATATTTTGATTACGCTTTTCGGTATTCAATACACGGCAAAAACTATTAGTGATAGCGGCTGTGTAATATGCGAACGGGTTAGCACTCTTTGCTTCATTGAATCGCAAGCCAACATATGTTAATTGTAGAATGGCACTGTTGCGCATCTCATCGTTGTATGTGTAGCCACGCCAATTGAACTTCATAGCATACTTTTCACAAAGCATGATATACATACGTGCTAGTTTGTTTGTGATCTGACCGTGATCTTTGCTGAATTCTCCGGTCTTGACACCACCTGTCCAGTGACTTTTTCCTACGCATACTGCGCTACCGATTTCATCAATCTTATAATGCTGGAAAGGGGGAAAATTCACTTTGACATGAACCATGTCATCAACTTCATCTTTGGTGCTTTCGATTTCTAAATCTTCAAATAAACTATCTTCATCTACGTCATCAAATTCTAATATATCCTTAGCCGTCTTTTTGACTACGACTTTTCGGGGTTGTTTTGGGTTCATGGGTATATGCTCCCATGTCATTACACGAAATACTAAGTCAGTAGTAGGTATGTCTTTAAGTTTGACTTCCTCACCGGTCGTAGCCAAAATTCGTGCGGCTCTGATTTCTTTAGCAGCCTTGATGTTTTTTGGTTTTGATATTTGTGCTAGGCTTTTTTCTAACGGATCTGCCGGGGTATCGATAATCAGATCATATTGATGATACTCTTGGCGTGCGAAACTGCAATAACTATTCTTGCTTGCGTGTATCTCTTTTAAAATATCTTTATTGTTAAGGTAATTAACGGGCTTTTTTGCTATAGACATCTAATCCTCTCTTATAATGTTGTAAGAATAATACACTATCTGTTGCGCAAAAGCAACAGAAGAGGGTAAAATTTGGTGATTTTTGTGGCGATAAATATATGCAGACAGTCTATTTATCTGTCTATAGAGGGGCTAAATCAAAGTGGCAGACTATAATACGCTAACGTTGCAACAAAAAGTTCAGGCAGCATTGCCCGGAGCATATAAAGAATACAACATCAATAATCCTCCCACTACGGTTAATGATAGAGACAATCTGAATCGTGGCATAGGAGCGTTGGATGTAGAGATAGACAATTTAAAAGAGTTAGCAAATTCATTTGGGTATGATACCCCTCTTCCCGCAGACAGTGATCCTGAATTATCAGCGGCATTAAAACCTTTTGTGCCTCCGGGCTATACAGTTTCTACGATTACTTTAGGGACAATAATAAATGTTGCAAATGGGGTAAAACAAGAATTTACTACAATAGAAAATTCTTTAAGTGCCGGAACACCCTCGAT